TATGTACGCCTGATCCATGTTGGCGACCTTGGCGTTGAAAGAGTTAACGTCGATACGGTCCGCGCTCATCGTGCCCGCTGTAACCTTACCTGCGTCCAACGTATCGATATTCGCGTTCTTGATCCAAGCCGTGCCGATGAGCGCCTGATTCATGAACACCTGGCTGCCTTGAATCACAAACGGCGTGACGACCTGCGGCCCATTTGGATGAATGACAGCGAATTTGTCGGCGGAGACGAGAAACTGCGTTTCGGTGACGCCCCCTGAACTTTCCGCACCCAAACCGATAGAGGCCGCGTAGTAACGACCATCAACCGTCACCCCCGCGCGAACGTTCCACATCGCAGCCACATTTCCGTCTAGCTTGGCTATCGCGGTAGCCGTCTGCTCCACCGCCGCGAATGCATCATTCGCGGTGTCCTCGGCGTCCTTCACCGAAGCCTGAACGCTTGTTATGCGCTTCCCCAGTGCGCTCACATCATCAGCCCGCGCCTCACTCTCCTCTTGAATGAGACCCGCGTTTTCCCCCACCTTCGTGGTCAGGGTTCTAATGGACTCGGCCGTCGCTTCGTGCTGCTCTTGCCGGATGGTTACTTCTTCACGCAGCCCTGTTTCTAGAGCGGGAATCTTCTGTATCGGGGTTAGAACATCCTGGCCCAACTGCGTCTGTCCAATCTGTCCGTTGAAATAGTTCAGGATGTCGCCAAGCTCGGTGCTGGACTGCCCCATCGCCCCGTTGCCTGCCGGGAATCTCGGGCCGGGCAAGCCATTCTTATCCCGCAAGATGGCCCAAAAATAGAGGCGAACACCGCCAGCCAGGCCCATCAGCAAAGCGGAGTTCTGGGGATAGGCGTACTCGCCCAACGGAATCGCGTCGGAAAAGTCCGGCGTCTTGCTGTACCAAATCTCCGTCTTCTCAATGATGGACGGCCCCGGCGCAAAGCCCCATTTCAGCTGGATAGCAAACACAATCGCCGATGTTCCCTGCGAAGGTTCCAGGTGCGTCACGGTTGATGGCGGCGCGAGGATGCCATCCAGTTGCGTCTGCGTCGATGAGGCCCAAATCGAAGCAATGTCCATGGCGTTCAGCGCCCGCACGCGACACAGAAATGCGCCTGCGTAGACATTGGGAACCTCAATGCTGGTCGATCCCGTGCGGGGGAGGTTCACCCACTCCGAATTGTTCCGACGCCACTGCACTTCATAAGCAACAGCGTTCGCCGCAGCCTTCCAGGAAAACACTGCCGTGTGACTCGCGTATCCCTGAGCCACGACCGGATAAGAGGTGATCGTCACATCAGAAGGCGGCGGCTGAATGCCAGGGGGAATAACGGTGATCGGGGCCGGATCCAAGCGCGTCCCAAAGTCCACATTGTCAAACTTTCCCGGCTCGTGTTGAATGGCGGCAATCTCTGCCGTCAGCCCACCGGTGCGCCGAATCTTCACCACCCGAAACCGTTGTGCGGACAGGTCTTCCGACTCAAGGGTCCAGACGCACTCCGCTTCTGGCACTTGGGAAAAGGGCGCCGTCACCGTCAAGATGAGAACGGTGTCAGGCAACCCCACCATGTCCGCAGTCAACTCAGTGGAGTCCACGGTAAAAGTCGTCATGTCAGCCGTCAGCCCCTGCCCCACGGCTGTGCTGATAATCCGAGTCTCCGACATGCCGCTGGGCAGGTTCACCGTCAGGCGATCACCAGGGCGCACGCCCAGTTCGGCGTCGACCGTAACTACGGTAGCTGTTGCAGTGCGAATGCGCCCACCGATCCGACGTCCCGCAAGATGCTGGTCCGCTACGCGAAAGATGCTCCCGGGACGAACGCGGCAGGCGTCCAGACCAACCGAGAAGGACACCGAGCGCGTCTCCATCCTCGAAGTCAGCAAGATCCACTTGCCAACACGATTTGCCTGTGCACGAGACGTACAGCCGAACGCAGTCACCTCTACTTGATTCAGCCCATAGCGGGCGAGCGCCTGACGATCCTCGACATATTCAACCTTCTGCCGGCCCATGTCCGACAGATCGTTCCAGGAAACCAGTGCGACGGTGAAGCGCGTGTTAAGCGCCGACCCAACATAGTTGAAGCGGTTTCCAATGACGTTCGCAGAAGTGAACGTATAAACGGGATCTCCGGGCATGTCGGCCACTGCAACCACCGACCCACTGGCCCAGTACGCCATGCCCCGAAACGTCGACGCAAGATCCTGAAGCACCCGGTACGCATCCGCGGCGGTCTGCAGGTAGACGTTGCAGGTAAATCGCGGCTCTTGACCGCCGAATCCGTTGGGCACCAATTCATCGCAATAGCGCGCGATCTGGTACAGCCCCCACTTGTCCAGCCAGCCAGCAGGAATTCGCTGCCCCAGCCCGTAGCGGTCATTGCTCACCAGGTCAAAGAAGATCCAGGCGGGGTTATCCGTCCAGGCCAGCTTGAAAGTGCCATCCCATGTACCGCTATATGCGCGCGTTTCGGCGTCGTAGTTCGACGGAACCCGAATAATGCGGCCTTTCCAGTCATATGCACGCGTTGGGATGCTTTGAAACTGGGAGGCATCCACCTTGATGCCGACCACCGCCGACATCGGATAGCGGAGCTTTGCGTCGATAACTTCCGTAAAGGCGTCAATGAACGTCCGATCATTGATCGTGCTGCTCGAAGCGTTCGGCGTCGTGCGCACCACGCGAAGTGACCAGCCTGTCCGCGCCGCCGGAAGATCGACACGATGCGAACGGGAGTATCGCTGCGTAGTCTTACCATCGATCGCGCCGACCAGCGCAACCTGATACGCGCCCCCGTCCGTGCTTAATTCGATCCGATAATCCACGCGGTAGCCGGTGATGTCGCCGTTGCTCGTGTTTGCTTGCGTCAGACCATTGACGGCCAGGGTTACGCGAACCGCTGAGAGCTGGGTGTTGGTGAAGGACCGAACCCACGGTATCGCCGCGGTCAACTCTACGTTAGCCGCGGTAGTGGTCTCCGATGCAGGAAAGCCCGGCAGAGGGTCTTGGGTCTGCGTCCCTGTTCGGAAGTCGATCTGCACGTTTTGGAAATTGAGCGACCCGTCTTCATTGGCGACCGGCGTCCCATCCATATACACATCGCGCAACGCACCGCTCAGACCATGCGTGGGTCCGTACACCTCACCCTCAGAGACCAGGTCAATGATGCGGGCGTATGCGGTACTGTGCAGGCTATCCGGCGACTCTTTCGGGCTGCGCCCCCCTCCACCGCTCTTTCCCCCGCCGAAGCCAACCACCGGAAGGCCACGCCCGCGTCCCGCGCCAGAAACAACAAGGGCGCCCGAAGGCGCCCTGTTGGCTCGAAAAATTGGCAACGTCATACTTGATCCTCTGCGAAAATCCCTGCCGATATCACCGCGCTTCCCACAATCATCCGGCCATACAGCACCGGCACAGGGTTTCCCTGCGCGCTCGTGTTGACCGGTCCGTTGAAGCTGTACGAGGCGCCGTTATCCGGACTATCTCGCGTGCTCAGCCCACGCTGCTGCGGCGAAAGCAACTGCACAACGCCGCCCATTGCCATTGAGATACCCATGCCAAGAAGGGCCGGCGCTGCGATAGCGCCCGTCTTGCTCAGCGCAAGGATGAGGCCAGTCTGAGGTAGGACGAAGGCGGATGCTATCAACGCAGCACCCAAAATTGTTTGAAACAATCCTCCGTTCTTCGCTCCGGCGGGGATCGGTGCGATACGAATATCGTCGTCGCCGCACGGCAAACCAAATTCCTCAGCGCCAAGATTCCGTTTTCCAAGAAAGCAGGCATACCGCACGCCCCGCACCTCGCTATCGGTAAGCGCCTTTTCGAAGCCCGGCAGCACGACGCACAACGCTCGAACGGCCTCGGCTGCATTCCGAACCGCCAAGCGGTGGACGCGACCGAACTGGGTGCCGAGCCAGCCATAAAGTCGGACCTCTCGCAGCTTCTCGCTCATTCTTTGCCCCTATAACGCAGCACTAGGCGCGTCGCCTCGCGCCAGTAGCCACCGTACACCACACGTTCTGAATCGCGCCCATAAAGGTGATGCAATAGGGCGTCAGGAACGGGGAACAATCCAGGCTCTTCCTGAAGACCGGTCGAGCCGATGAACACGCCGGAATGATTCGCCCGGTCGGAGCGAATCTGCATCAACACCACGTCGCCCGGCTCAATCTGCTCGCCATTGGACAAAGGCCGGAACCCCGCCTCTGCGTAGTGATCCATGTAGAGGTCACCCTCATGCCCCGGCTCCCACCATCCGTCATCGCGGCGGAAGTCGGGCAGAACCACTCCACGTTCCCGCGCGTACCAGTCGCGGATCAGGCTGTAGCAGTCCAGCACTCCATGCGCGAAGGGCCGGCCCAGCAAGGGCGCGGAATACCCCTCGGGCGCAAATCCAGCCAGGTCGCCCCCGACCACTTCCCCTGTCTCATTGCGGGCCACCGCCACGATGAACCAGGGCAGCCCTGTCGCCTCGCAGGCCACGCGGTCGGCCTCACTAGGCGACGTCGGCATATCCGGATGGGAATGGATGATCGCGGTAATCCGCCCCGCGTCCTCGGCCTCGGCATAGTCTTCCGGCGACATCACAAAATGGTCGTTGCCCAAGGCGAGATTCCGACACGGCCGATAAGTCTCGCGACGATCCCGCATCACCACCAGGCCGCAGCACTCGCGCGGGTACTCCGCCACCGCGTGTGCCCGGATGGCGGCCATAGTCTTCTTGCGCATGCTTATCCCCTGATGCGGTCCGCTGACGGGAACCCGCCAAAGTTGATCACCTCGTATTCGCCGAACCGCTTTTTGCAGTCCGACAGCAGCCCCGAACATCGATCAAGCGCCGGATCTGAAACCGGGTTGCCGTTGATGTCGAACATTCGAGACCCGGTGTAGCCGCAATATGTGCCGCGGTAACCGCCTTTGGTCAGCCAGCCGCATACACCCGCGATGATCTGTCGTGATGGCAACATCTGACCGTTGAAGTCCAGCGCGCTCGACAGTTCGAAGTCAACCGACTCGTTAGCCTCGGCCGTCTTCTGCTGGACAATCCACACCTCATCCTGCAAACCGTCATCCGCTGATGCAGTCGGATTCCCGCCTGGAAAATTCCGGGCGTCCAGGTATTTCCCGAGAGTTCGCCGGACGACTACTCGCGCGCCCACCATGTCATCAAGAGCCACACACAGGGCCGAGATAACGCCCGGCCGCGGCGTGCCGTCGGCATCCTGCCCGATGTTCCCCACCGAAAGGGTCGGCGTTGGCTGCTGCCCTTCCCCGACCTGCTCGAATCCCTCGGCCTTGATCGCCCAGGGGTCGTACTGGTTGCCTTGCCACCAGATCGGCCCGATCTGGGTGTAGCCGTGGAAGCGCTGAAGAGATCCGCCGATCCCGGTCGCGTCGAGCTCGAAAAGCTCGACCAGTGCGCCGACCTCCAGCTTTTGAACGTCAGCATAGATTCCCATGCCCCCCCCTAAGCCTTGATGCCGCCGGCAAGAATGAAAATTGCGTCCAGGTCGGCGCTGGAAAGCCCCAAGGCCGTAGCGATCGCCACCAGCATTTCGCTGTCGCGCCGGAACTCTTGAAGGTCTGCCCACGCCCGCCTGTAAGTCGCCGGCGTGTCGGGGCCGTTGATAATGACTTCCGCAGCTTCGAACAGGCTGGCGTCACCGTGCGGCGTCTGCCACATGGCCTCACGACCCTGGAAGCGGCTGACGACCGGCGGGACGGGCACCGGGGGTTCCGGCACCTCGTCCACCCAGTTTGTGTAATTGAACACCGGCTGAGGGAGGCTGGATGAGCCTGGGAAATTCCCTGTGGGGTCAACGTACGGCATGTCAATCCTCGAAATGATCGGTGTAAGACTCGACTTGGACGGTCGTTTCGGCGGTGCTATTTCTGGCCCTGAACCAAGTGGTGGGGGTAGGTACTGCAAGCATAGGCAGCTGCCAGCGAACCACGTTATTGGCTCCATATACCGCGACAAGAAGGTAGACCTCTGCTGTGAAGCCAGCATCGCGGTTACGACGATTCATAAGCGCGGAAGTACCCGTAGGGTTCGTAACCGATTGCCACCCCACAAACCATATCGTGTGAGCGACGTTGGGCGGCGTAAACGTGTTGGGCTGATACCAGGTGTCGATTGCCAACGTAGACCCGGTGTAGATCGCCATAGGCAGGTCGAAAAAGAACTGGTTGCCTATCTGGTGGTAGGGCCAGATTGAATTCGAGGCGTTCGTGATGACGCAGCCTACGCGCCGGTAGTGGCTGTGCGTAGCGGGCCTGTTGGCGCAGTTGTAGGTGGTGTCGAACGCCACACATACAGCACCGTCGCTGTTCCTGCGCAGCAAGAAGACGTAGTACCAGGTGTTGGCCGTCCGTGCGCCGGTCAGCAGGCCGTTGCCCGTCGCGCCGTGTGCGAACGCGCCGGAGGTTTGCAACGTGCGAGTGTTAGCCGCTGTGAGCTCCAGCAGCGCTTCGCCGCCGAACGAGGCGCAGCGACCAGGGTTGACCGTGATCGTGCTGGCGCTGGCCATTTCAGTCTTCAGCCCTTCCCGCAGCGCCGGAGTCGGCGGAGTCCGGACGTAAGCGGAAAGCGCGGTGCTCCAACGGTGCCAGCCAAGGCCGTCCACATAAGCGTCCCCGGCGTCAGCGGTGGGGAGGTTCCCCGAGAGCGATAGGGGGGACATCAACCGCCAGGCCGTCCAGACCAGCGTTGAGCCGTTCGCCTGGCGCTGGAACACGATGGCCCGGCCCCCGCCACCCGCGTTCAAGGTGGCGACCTGCACGATATTGCTCGCGCTGAGCCAATACGTTTGAATCATGCCGCCTACCTTGGTGGGGTAGGGAGGAAAATTCGTATCCCACACCACCGCAGGGTTGACCCAGGTGTAGAACGTGTTGTCTGCAATCAGCGTGTTGGCGTCGGTCGCTGCGGTCAGGAAGGTGTGCGTCATGCCCAGGTCGGTAGTCAGCACCTGCTGCCACGGCGACCAGGAGGTATTGATGGCGAAGCGCCAGTACTGACGGGGGCCGGCCGCAGCGGATACCGCAGAGGTGGCCGCTACGGTAAAGACCTGCTTCGTCTGCCCAGCTGCACCTGTACCAATGACTTCCAGCATGCCGCCAAGGGCTACCGGGTAATTTGTGCCCGCTTGAGCTCCGGCCGTGGACGACTGGCGGTACTGACCAGGCGTCTGGTAGTTGTTTAGGTCGTGCGCCCCGGTTGGGAGCGTCGGCGCCAGGGACGTCAGAGCGTAAGCCGTGCCGTTCCAGGCATGCCAGCCCACACCGTCCACATATACGTCGCCGCAGTCGGCGAGGGGCAAGTGTCCAACCGTAGACACCGGCTGAGCGACCCGCCAGGCTCCCCACGTCGCTGCCCCGATCATGGTCCGTTCGTAGACGAGCGGGCGCGTGTTGCCAATGAACGGGATGGTGAGGCGCTGGTACACCTGGGTGGACGTCATATAGACGGCCTGCAGGAACGCCCGTGCTATCGACGGTTGAATACTGGGCCAGTTGCTGCCGCCCGTGATAACCGTCGCGCTGGTCCAGGTGTAGAAGACGTTCGGAGCGATCAGCGTGTTGGCGTCCGTCGCAGCCGTCAAGCCGACGTTCGTCATCGCGTCGTCGTAGCGCGCCAGCTGCTGCCACAACCCCCAGGTGCCACCGCCCGTACCGAAGCGAATGCGCTTGTAGGTCCGACTCACCCCACCCGTACCGTTGCGCGTCGTGTAGGTCTGCGTGACCTGGGCATTACCGGTTATGGCCATCTCAACGTTGAGCGTGCCAGCCAGCTGCTCGGGCCAGTTCAGCGCAGCGGTAGCCTGGGCGTCGCTGTTCAGGTAGTACACGCCTGGCACTATCATGGTGTTGGCGTCAGTGCCGGCTACTACCGCCGTCGAATACAGGATTGCGGCCTGGCTGGGCAACAGCCGGCTATCACTGCCCAGTTGCGCAACGCCGCCGGCCGCCCCGAGCAGGTTCGAACCGATGCTTTCCGTCCAGGCCGTCCAGGCGTTCGTAATCAGCGCGCGGCTAAAAACCCTGTTCCCGTTGGCAGCGTAGTAAATCTGGAATACCCCGGACGTTACGGCGGGGCCGCCCAACGCTGCACCGGACAGCACTTGCAAGTAGCCTGATTGGCCGATGGGATAATTGGTCCCACCAGCAGCCGTGGCCGATGTACCGATAGCCCAGGTGCCCCTGGAGGTGTACGTGTTCAAGTCCTGCGCCGCCGCCATGCTGCCCGCATAGGACATCGACTCATAGAGGTTCGGCAGCTTTACCCAGTCCAGCCAGGTTCCAACGGTGCCCGTCTGAATTCGCAGATAGACCCGCTGGTTTGCAGCCGTGGTGGTGCGAGTCGTGTAACGCTGCATCACTCCTGAGGTATTCTCGCCCAGCACTTCCAGGAACCCCGCCACTGACTCGGGGTAGTTGGTGCCCGCGTTGGCGCCAGAGTTCGCCGATTGGAAATACACCCCAGGCGTAACGTACGTGTTCAAGTCGTGTGCGGCCGATGGCAGTCGAGTGGAATAAAGAATCGGCGCTTGGGCCAGCAGCAAACGCGCATCTGCGCCCAGCGACGCATATCCACCTGCTTGCCCCTTTCCGTCCAGTACCCCTTGAATCGCTGTATTGAGCGCATTGAAATTCAGCACGACCTTCTGCATCGCATTGCGCAGCGCGTCGCCCTTCTTGTCATTGGGCGCCTGGCCCACGTTGATAGTTTCGAGACTGACCATTTTCTTAGGGCCTAAAAACTTGCTGGAATGTTGCGGAAACGGTGTACGCGCCGCCGCCGAGGGCTACGACCTGGTACTCCGAGGCGGTGTAGTACCCCTGCTGCCCGAGGGGCGGGGTCCAGAGAAACGACCGATATCCGGCGTGGCGATCCAAGAACGCTGCGATAGGAGCAACGGTCGCCTCTTTCCCCACGAATTGCACGGGCCAAGACTGCACCTTGTTGTTGATGCCATCTGCCGCGGTCTGCGTGTAGCCGTCACCAAAGCCAGCCGTCAGGACACGAAACTTGACGGCGCCCTGAGCGTTAACGCGCGGCCGCCAGGTAAAAACTTCCATTAACTGGTCCTCCCGTGGATGCTGTTCCACGACGCCCCGCCGGCTTTAAACGACCGGCTGATCTTCTGCTCAATTCGCGCGTCGATGTACTGACCAATGTCTTGCCCAAACTGCTCCCAGCCCGGCGACGCATCAGAGCTAGATTGGCCGTCACCCTGGACATAGACATTCACCTCCACACGCCCTCCGGCGGAGGCGCTACCATCGCCAGAGTTACCTGCCGACAACGGTGTCACATAGCCGCCACGCCCCCCGGTCATCAAGAAAGTGCGCCCCTCGGTTGTGTAGAGCTCCGGCCCTTTCTCGTTCACTTCCCACATCTGGCCGGATCCAACAGAACCACCGCCGGCCCTTCCGCCCATAACTCCAAGCGACTGCATGCTCCATGGGTTATCCGTGTTGGTGGTCGTCCAGTCACCTGGCGTGAACAGGCTGGTAGCGAAGCTCGTAATCAGTCCGAAGAGCGGCGACATGGAGGCTTGAATCCCCATCTTCGCCATGGAGGCCGCGAAGGCGCGCCCCACCTCGGCGATGCTGACTTTCGTACCGGTTGCCCACGCGGCACCGGCATCCGTCAGGCCGTCGTAGAGGCTCGTAAAGGCGCTTTTGGCTTGCCCCGCCATGTCCCGCGCCTTATCGGCGTAGTCCTGCCACGCAGCCATCGCCCCGTTCGTCCAATCTGCCTCGGCCGCCCGGATGCGCTGGGTCGCGTCCAGTTCCAACGCGATACGCTGATCTTGATATTTCTGTAGGGCGGCCAATTCTTGGTCATAGACCGACTGGCTAATGCGATTCTCACTGCGCGATCGGGACAGGTCATAGCGGCGGCGATCCGCGTCTTGATTGACTTGGTTGATGCGCCCCTGCTGCTCCCGTTGGGACGATCCCAGACCCACGGCAGCCACTTGACCGCGGATAGCTTGCTCGCGGGTGGCTAACGCCTCGGTAAGCGCGCTGCTATACGCCTGGACCTGCAGCACCTCTTGCCGGTCTAACTGCGCGATCGCATTGCCGTGGTCCTTCCTGGCCTGCTCGATGGCTGCGTTAACCCGGCGAAGCTCGCCTTCGTAACGCTCCCGCGCCTTAACACGCGCATCGCCGCTGGATAGTTCGACCTCCTTCTTCAGGATCGCCGCCTGATTGCCCAGCGCGTCTTGCCTGGCCTCCAACTCTTTGTCTAGCGCATCGCGCGCCGAGATAATGCCCTGCTGTTGCTGGGCGCGGATCTCGGCCAGATGCCCACGCAGGGCTTCTTCCTCGTCCTTGTACTGCTGGCGCAAGGCTTCTACTTCGCCCCCCAGCGCCAGGCTGCCGGCGCGCCCGGCCGCGCTCTGCCCGGCCTTCTCGTACTTGTCCGTCAACTCCTTTTTTCTGGCCGTTGCGACTTCCAGCGCCTGGTTGTACTTCTCGCTCCCTTGCTCCAGCCCCGCCACTGCCGCAGAGAACTGCGCATCCACGGCCTTAATGTTGGCGTCGTATCTTTCTTTATCGGTCTGGCTCTTGCCGCCGCTGATAAAGGCGCTAACGCGTTCGTCGCGCGCTTTGGCGTCACGCTCTTCGGCTCCCCTCTGGCGGGCCTCAAACGCCTCCAGATCGCCCCCAGCGACCGCAGGCGTCATTCGACCGCGGATCTGTTGCAATTCCCGTTGCAGTTGGCGTACGCGGTTGCGCGCGCCCCGGTCGCCGCCCTCCGCAGCGGGCTTGAATCGATCGATCTCCGACTGCAAATAGGCCGAGCGGTTGGCATCCGATTGCGGCGTGTAGTCAAACGCGTTCGCCGGGTTCAAGAAACGCAATGCTCCACCCGCCCCCGCCGCCGCCTGGCCCCAGAAGCCGGCCCCTTCCTTCTTGGCGCGCTGCATGGCCTCGGTCACGCCATTGACGCCGTCTGTCAGGATATTCAACTGTTCGGCGGCGAACTTGCCGAGGCCGGAATCGACCACCGTGCGGGAGAAGTCCGTCCAGGCACTGGAACTACGGGCCAGCGCGGCTTGTGCGGCGCTGGCCGCTTCTTCCACCGACCCCGCAAACTCTCGACGCAATTGGTCGGCGAACTTGGGCAGGAAGTCAGTAGACAGGACTTGTCCCTGCTCCAGCATCTTGCTCAGTTCGGAGGTGCTGACCCCCATCGCACGAGCTGCGATTTGAAACGCGCCTGGCAACCGTTCGCCGAGCTGGCCGCGCAACTCTTCGGCCTGAACGGTTCCCTTCGAAATCATCTGCTGGACGGCCAGCAGCGCACCGCTGGTTTCGTCCGCGCTCAAGTGCAGGACCGTCGAGGCCTCTGCGATAGCGGTAAAAATCTCACGCGACCGCTCGCCCTCAAGGGAGGTTCCGCGCGCTGCCGCCGCCAGGCCCACATACCCTTTCGCAGTCTGGTCCAGACTGAGGCCCAGCCTGTTGGTCGTGCTGCGCAGGTACTCCATATCCTGAGAGGCACCCAACACGCTGCCGCCGTTGATGAACTTCAGGCCCACGGTCAATTTGTCGACCTGCGCCTGAACCTCCACGAGACCGCGCGCGCCTCGCAGCGCTGCGGCCTCAATGCCGGCCAGCACGGGGACGCCGACGCCGATACCGACCAAGGCGACGCCCAGCGGGCTCATCCCGGCAGCCAACTCGCCGATCCGGTCGACGGCCGAGGCCGCCCCGCCGGAGATCCGGTCGAGTCCCGACCGAAACGCCGTAGCCTGTGTGCTTGCGCGCCGCATTGACTCTTCGGACGCGGCGATCTGGGCAATGAAGGGTGCTGCCTGATTCGTGACGCCCAGCTGCGCCGCCTGAAGGCGAAGCAGTTCGGACCGTGCCAGGCCGGAGGTACTGGCCTGTTGCGTCAAGGTGCGCATGAAGCGCGTAATCGCACGACTGGACGCGTCACTGCCGTTTTCCGTCGCTTCCGCGACTGCCTTCTGCGCGGCCTCGGTACGGCGACCTGCTGCCTCGTTTGACGCGGCCCATGCGTCCGCAGACCTGCCAGCGCGCGCCAGTTCCAGGATGTACCCTGATGCGTCCGCGCCAAGCCGGACGGTCGTTTCGTTCGCCATTACCTACCTCTTCAGTGCTTCCGCGACCTTGCGCTCCAACACCTTGCTGATCGCGTCTGCGGCTCGACCACGGGAGGCGTCGTATGCGGGATGGAAGAAGGGGTCCGCCGCCTGCCGGGACGAACCCCATTCCTTGAATCGCCAATAGAAGGCTTCCCGCGCGATGCCGACCAGGTAGGAAGCCCGCACACCACGCACGGAGTCGTCTTCGTCGTAAACAACGAAAACCGACTTTTTCAGCGTGCCGGCGGGATACTCCTTTCCGGCGCGCTTGTGAGCTTTTTTCCCGACAGGTGCGCGGGCGACAACGGCCTCATGCACTACCCGCGCGCCAGCCACCGAGGCCTGGCGTAATGCGCTTTCGGACGCTGCCGCTTCAAGCCGATGAAGAACGTCCTTCATCGCACTCGGATTGATCACTGTCATCGCCTTCGCCATGCGCTTCCCCGCTCGTCGGTGGCTCACCGAACAGACTGGCCGCAATCAGTTCAGACATCTTTTCCGGATCCTCTATCTGGATCATTCCCGTCGCGGCGTCCTGCTGCGCACGGCGGGTCGTATCGTTCCAAGGGAGGAAGAAAAGGTCGTCAAACGGTTGCGGATGCTGCTTCATGTCACGGTTTATGTTCGCCAACATCGACACCCCGGCCCCGGCCCGCCGATCTTCAATATGTGAACCGAAGGGCTCGATGTTGGCGAACGCCATGTACTCAGCGAACTCGGCGCTTGTCAGGCGCTGGAGGAGCTCACCGACGGGGACGCCGATTTGGAGCGAGAGCCGGAACGCGAACCGCCGCTCTGGGCGGCTCCGGAGTTTTTTTCGGCTTCCTCCAACGCTTGCGGCCCGATGCCGTTCAGCCGGGCAGCTGCGCCGGCCAGGCTGTTCAGAATTCCGGCCGGCATCCGCCGCAAGTTGGCGATATCTTCCTCAGTGAAGACCAGCGCGCCCGCTTCGTCCACGGCAGTGGCGACAACGAGCCGCGCCTGAAACTCCGAAAGCGGCGCCCCCGGCTTCGTCGCCGACATGAACACGTCTCGACCTGCCGCCGTGATCTCGCCGATGCGCAATACGCGCTTTCCAACAGGTACATCCTCGTGGCGAGGTGCGTTTTGGGTGAAAAGTTCGTCCTTCGTCAGTAGCTTCATGATCAACCGCCACTCACTACCGGGCCAGTGATGCGCAACGGCACACTGGACGTGGGAACCGCATCCACGCCACCCGAGAGCGGGTTTGCGCGCACGTAGGCGTCAAAAGTGCGGGTCTTGCCGTTGGGCAACGTCAGACGGAAATTGCGTCGAGAGTTCGCCGTGAATGACGCAGACAGGGCTAGTTGGCCCGGATCTTCGGCCGCGGTGGTGTCGTCGAATTTCTTGTTCAATTCGATGGTGAAGCTGCCGTACCGCGCGATACCGAGGATGATTTCTTCGGCAGTGCTGTCGAGGTCGGTGGTGTCGATCTCGTTGGCCTGACCATCAAAGCCGCTGAAGGACTTCAGGCCACCAATCTTGGTCCACTGTACCGGCGTCAGCGTGCCGCCACTGGTGTACGCGGTCATCGCTACGGCATTGACGTTCGCCAGCGCCACAGTGTTGGCGGTGACATACTCAACCACCGCCTGGATGCCGTTAAGTTGTGTAGTGCCGCCGACGCTGGCGACCGTAACCACGTCGCCCGGCTTCAAGCCGTGCGCCGTAGCCGTGATCACTACCGGATTGCTCAGTTGCACCCCGGTAATGGTCTTGGCTGCGCCCGTGGTGCCCGAGATCTCCAGCTTGGAGCCTTGGGCGGAGATAGCAGTTTGTGCCATTCGAATACTCCGTAATGAAAAAAGCCGCCCGTAGGCGGCTCAGAAGATGAACAGGGGGAGTCAGTAATACAGACTGAAGTCCTGGGTAATGCGGGTCAGGTTTGTCTCTTCCTCTCGGCTAGAGGACCACTCACCGAGGGGCATGGCCTTCAGCTGGGCATACATGGCTGCGCCGACTGCTTGAACAAGCGCTTCTGCCTCGTCCAGGTCTGCCGCGTAGATGTCGATGCGCAGCCGGCAGTTGCGGATACGATCAGGCCCGTCCACGTCGCCAATCGGCACGCCACCGGCCGCCGTATAAACGATCCACGCCGGCTCAGTGCCCAATGGGGCGACACCGGGAAATACCTTGTCATCCACCAGCGAATTCAACGCCTGCGGGACAATTGCACTGATCAGGGCCATCTATGCCTTCCTTTTTCCTGCGGTGGCGACCAAGTCGACATACTCGTGCCCGGCAAGATCCGGCAGAACCGCCTCAATCTCGTAGGCGATCCCCGCATAGGTAAGCCGCATTTCTGTGGTAATCCCCTTCAGCCATCGAATGCGAAAACTCGCTTGTAAGGGGGACATTTCCGCCCCGGAGGCGATGTGCTCCTTTCCATTGGCGACGCGGATATTTGCCCAAACAGTCGCAACCCGCTCCCATCCCACCACTCTCCCCTGGCCGGATGGGTTTCGGAGAACCTCCGGGCGCTCGATGACGACCCGGCGGTTTAGACTTCCCGCACGCAGCATCGCGACCTCCTAGAATTGCTTTCTGTACCAGAGCAGACGCTCAACACCGAGCGCCACAGCGTTGGAGACGGCCCCGACGACAGCGGCCTCGCGGTTGCTGTACCAGTGGCCGACCAACAGCTTTACAGCCTGCTCGACGTCCTTGGTCAGCGCCATCTCACCGGCGTTGGCCGGGGTGTCCACAATCTTCCGGTCGCAATGTTGCTCCACGTGGGCAAGAGCGCCGTCGATGTAGTCCCGGATCAGCGCGTCTTCGGCAGTGTCGTCTGGGTCAAGTCGCAGGTGCAGCTTCACCGGGGCCAGGTCCATTACTGTGCTCCCGCACCATCCAGCAGCGCGGCCATTTGCTCCTTGGTCGCGCCTTCGGGGATGGCGATGTTCTGCTCGCCCAGCGCCTTCTTCAGCTGCGTCGGCGTCAAGCCGTCCGAGGCTCGCGGCGAAGGCTTGCCACCATCCAGTTCTTCAACCAAGCCCTTGCCGACTAGGGCATAGCCATACTCGGGATCCGCGCTGTCGAAGGTGTCGCCGGCACGAACGCGCCCATCACCCTTGCCCAGCTTCTTGGCATCGCCGCGAAAGCCCCACAGTGCTTTGATCTTCATGTTTTCTCCAGAGGTAGGGCGGGGTGCAGACCTAGCACCCCGCCGCGTGCCACCGCTTAGGCCGAGAAGCGGCCCTTGACGAAGGCGTAGTTGCGGCGCACTGCCAGGCCCAGGCGCTCTTCGACCAGCAGCGCGCGCTGGTTCTTGATGAAGTCGTCGTTGATCATGCCGACCTTGAACAAGAACGACATGCGGTCATAGATCGTGGCGCCGCGTTGGAAGTTGCCCACCAGGAATTCGCCGCCCGTGTCGGTGCCGTTGCCTTCGTCCATGCTGTCGGACGTGATGACCGGGCGCCCCCACAGGATCGGAGTCACGAAGCCTTGCAGGTTGGCGAACAGGTAGCGGTTCTGCGAGTCCTTTTGCAGTTCGATGTCCATCCAATCCAGCTCGGTCATGACCGTGGCATCGGCCGCCAACTTCGCCTGCTTGCGCACCTGGTAGATGGCCCGGCGCACCGTGTCGATCGACGTGTCGCCGGACTTGGACAGCGCGGCGGTGAACGTGGTGGCCTGGGTCATGATGCCGGGCAGATTGTTGCCCGTGCCGTCGCCCTTAAGGATCTGCTCTTCTTCTTCCAGCTTCAGGTCGTAGCGCAGCAGCTGCTGGAGGTAGCCGAACAGCTGCGGCACGTCATCCAGGGCTTCGTCAGACACCGGAATCCAGACCGCGATCTTCTTTACCAGATCAGTCTTCTGTTCGAAGGTGACATTGCTTTGCGGCTTGGACGCACCTTCAGCAACCGGCGCAGCACCGCGAGTGTGCAGCAGTTCCTTGAAGTAGGTGTAGCTCTGACCGGTCACCGGCACCGAGGGGATCAGGTCGCGGATGCGCAGTTCCTGGCGCGGATTGGCTTGGATGGTCGGGTCAAACTGAGGCACCACCAGGCCTGCACTGGTGACCTTCGTCTCCTGCATGGCGGCCAGGTCGCCCTTGGAAACCTCGATCTCGGCGGCGGCCTTGCCGCTCTCGCGCAGGGCCTTGTATTCGCCGTGGTCTTTCACGAAGTCGATGAAGCCCTTTTTCTCGGGCTGGCGGCCGCGTAGCTGCACGCCCTTTTCTTCCATTTCCAGAACCTTGTCGACGATCTTTTGCAGTTCGCCCTTCTGGTTTTCAATGGCGGACTTGAGTTCAGCCGTGACGGACTCACCCTTCTGGATGGATTCCGACGCCTTGTCGTACTTCTGCTGGAGGCCGGTGAAGCCATCCTTCAGCTGCTTTTCCAGCGAATCACGCAGTTCTTTCACATCGGTCATTTCGACGCTCCAAATATGTCTTGAAAGGTTTGAGAGAGAGACTTCAGCTCGTCCACGATCTCCGTGGCCGCCGGCGCGCCGTCACGGCGGATGGCGGGAAAGCCGAGGGAGGCGACCGCAGCCGCCTCTTTTTGGGATAGGCCCATGCGATCACGCAGGGCTGATTCAAAAAGCCGGATATCCGACTTCACGCTGGTGATCTGCGCCTCTGGATTCATTCCGAAGGGCACAAGGGAGGCTTCCCATAGCTCCGCTTCCTTGATCACCCGGACGGTTCGGCCCGAGCGCTCCTCGTAGGCGGCAGTGATGGTGTTGAAGCCAATCGACATGGAGTCGAGCGGGCCTCCGTCGCGCATCAGTTCGTAGGCGTCTTTGGCGTAGCTGACGTTCAGATTCATGCGGCCTTTCAGGTGAAGGCCATGGGAATCTTGCGTGTAGGCCGCCGTGCCAACGAGCTTGCGCAGATCATGAAAAAGGGCCAGTTTGAGCTGGCCCGATCGGGTGGTCTTCACTTTGACGAAGGCGCCGGGGAGGATGATGTCGTCGCCCAGGTCCACGTTGTTAAAGACGGAGGCGTATCCCTCGAAGTTGCCTTGGTCATCCACCGCCTTGACTTCAAACGGGCATTCAACTTTGCTGAGCATT